ACCTCTGTCGTATAAACTTTCTGTCCATCACGGTTGGTATAACTTCCGGTCTGAATACGGCCTGCGATTGTAATCTTCAATCCTTTTCGGAAGTATTTCTCCACGAACTCGGCAGATCTGCCAAATACTACACAAGGAATGAAGTCTGCCGTTGCATCTCCATCTTTTCTGATCTTTCTATCTACTGCCAGTGTATATCTGGCAATTGCCAATGAATTTTCCCCTGAGGTGTATCTCACCTCTGGATCTCTGGTAAGACGCCCCATTAAAATTACTTTGTTCATCTCTTATCTCTCCTTCCATATTGCGTTCGCCTCTTTTTTGCAATCTCTTTCCATGTAATAGTCATACAGGAACTCTTTCTGTGCCTTTGTGTACTCTTTGACCGGATTCTTTGTCGGAAAAGCAATTCCTCGACTCGGATTGTGTAAGAGAACCCACCCTCTTTCGACGAGCCAGTCTCCTGCTCCGATCAGGCCGACATTGCATTTTGTCTGCAAGTCAATGTCTCTGTCCATTGCTTCCTCCGGCAACTTTTCGTTCATGTAATTCTGCGCCCATTCCTGATGCTCTCCCCATTCCGCTCCGTGAAAAGTTCCGTCCGGCTCTAACCATCCATAATCCTCTGTGGTGTGATTTTCTTCATCCATCATTCGTGCCATGAGACTGTCGAGTGCATCCTGCTGTCTATCCTCCGCAGTCTCTTCTCCGAGTTCCTTTCGGATTTCTCTCTGTGTACTTTCCGATATGTGATCCATTGCAACGTCCCACCGTTCAATCATCCTCCGCAGGTCTTTCTCTGTTTTCTTTCGTCTTTCGATTTCTTTCCAGATGTTCATTCTCTGCGGCATCTGCTCTTCTTCTCCCGGTTCGTATATTTCAAGATGATAT